TTATACGCGCTGATGCGCTAGAGGCTGTCACAGACGCGCCTACGGCGGCAGAAATACCATTTAATCTAACAGAATCAGATGTGGCAGTAGCGGCTATGTCTGCTGAACCGCTACCAACCTTCACCTCAAGGCTTAGAGTGTCTAATGGGCCGTAGTTCCAGTTATCTAATGCACCCCAGCCATCCATATGGTCTAAGACAGTAGCAGTCCAAGCAACCTTGTCGCCTACCGTGTCTACAGTAAACGCAAGGCTGTCTAGAGTGCCTGTAAGTCTATCTAGGGGTGCTACTGTTGCCATCAGACTGCCTTACGCCGCAGTGATGTCCATATCACCTATAGCAATCTTCAAGATGTCGCCAGTTTCGATGACTTTGCTTGCGGTCAATGCGCCGTGAATAAGTAGGTTCCCGGCTGATGAAGCATCAAACAAACCAAAATGGCTTACCGTACCCCATGAGCCTGTAGCTGCTGAAAACTCAACAGCCGCACTGTTACTTGCTGTGCCAGATGATGCCGCGCCGAATGTAATCGCCACACGGCCATAGCCATTGCCAGTAAGCTCTGTACCACTGTTGTCATCATTAAATGAGCCAGTAGACAGGCCGACATATACAGACGTTGGCATTGTATATGCGCCAGTTCCTAGAATATGGTCGAGAATCTCGTTCTCAAGATAGTCAGACATTGCAGACATATTTTACTTCTCCGCTGTTACGTTCTGCCGTAGATAGACAGACTTGGTTTGTAGTGGCCCTGTGCCATAGTGTGAACGCTCTTCGTCCATCCGCACCTCATTTATAGCACGAGTAAACTTTTCGTCATACTGCGCGGCTCTCTGCTCATCAAGCAGATACACATAGGCCTCTGTCAATGCGCCATACAGATATACGTCTGGTGAACGTAAGAACAATGTTGGCGTAGTTACAGCGGATAATGTGTCAACAGAGCCTATATAAACAATCTCAACCGTATAAGCACTATCTGGTATCGGGCGTAATTTCATCTCAGCGCCAACAACACTGTAGCCTTTTGGCTTGCCAAGACCATTGCTGGAATACTGAGAATCAAGCCCTGTAGGTGACATATAGTCTAATATAGTAAGTGGGCTTGTTAGCAGCTTAACTTCTCTGACCTCACGCAAATCTGTAGGCAGAGCAATATATTCACTATTAGGAACAAGTGTTGCCTGTGACCGCTTTTCCTGTTCGCGTGTTTCTAGCTCACGATTGATACGAGCTTCTGCAAGCTGAATAAAGTCAGGTATCTGAGCGGTAAGGTCGGTACGAGCCAAAAAATTGGCTATAGATGTTTGCAAGTCTGCGTAAGATGTAATAGCCATTAGATGTTACCGCCGCCTGTTCTAAACGCCCGGTTTTCGTTGCTATTCAGCCACGCCTTCCAAGCCTTTGGGTTCTCGCTAGGCTTGCCCAGCTTTTCTAGTAGGTGATGATACACTACATTCGGTATTTCTGCCACATGTTGCATATGACGCTGGGTACCTCGCAAATTACCATAGCGCCAGTCGTCACTCATTTGCTTGTTAATCTTCAGCAGATTATCGAACTTCTGGGTAGTCTCAATGACAGTAGAACCGTCAGAGCCTTGGTTTAGATAAATTTCTTTGCCTGTATTGGCGTCTTTAGAAAGCAATCTCTTCATGTTTTTCCCTGAAAAGAAGAAGGGGCGGCGAACCGCCCCCTCTATGTTACTTAGGCACCTGACAAGTCGAAGATACCAGCGTGTGCTTTTGGAGCTTGTACTTTCAAAGCCCACTCAGTCACAATCTGGAATTTCTCAGCGTCACCTGTTGGCGCGATTTCGTTCTCAGCAAAGTTACGGCCATTGATGGTCGCAAGAGAAGCGAAGTCAGGGTCAATCAGGAAGATGCGGTCGTTTGACAGGAACCGTGAAGGAGCTACCTCGATGGTGCCGAAGTCAGTCAAGAAGACTGATGTCGAACCAACGTAGGTAACTTCTTTAGCGGCTGTCATGTTGACATCGTTGCTGACCAAGTTGCCAGAAGCTGACAGGTCAGAGAAGTTTGCACGGTTAGTGGCCGATGCAACCATCATCTTCGGATTGCCGCCGTCTGTCCAAGCGTCTTGCATACCGTCTTCGATGAGGGCAAGTGTCAACGCACGGGCGTCACCAGCAGTGATGGTGTCTGTACCATTACCGCTAGAGAAAGCACCAGCAGTCGCGCCTACTGAACCGTTTGTAATCCAGCATGACAAAGATGCTGATTTACGAGGGTCAGAACCACTACGAGCAACGTCTGTGTCACCGATAGCTTTTTCGATGTCACGGCGAAGTTCCAATGATTTCAACACCTTCTGGTAGGCTACTTCACGGTCACGGCCAGCTTTTTCAACTGCATCAAGGGTCTTTGATACAGCTACTGCTTTGACCGAAATCTGGTGGTAGTTACCAAGACGTACGGTTGCTGTTGGAGCAACGATGCTGGCATCAGCACCTTCAGTTGCGTAGTTGGTGGCACTTGCAGAAGCAAGTTCTTGTACTTGCCATTCAGTGAAGATGCCGTTTGAGGTTTCCTTCTTCAGTGCGCTGAAGATAGGTGTTTCATCGGGGTCAATCCGATAGATTACGTCAGCAAGCTGTTCGCGCTCACCAACGGCAGTTTGGGTCGTGTAAGTCATTTGGTTTCTCCTTCTAAGACTATCTGCCCATTAGGTATGATACGGCTGCATCTACAGACCGCTCTTTATTGAGGCGGCTCATAGCGTTTTGCCGTGAACGACTAGCAACTTGCTTCTTTGTGCGTGGCTGTCCAGCTTTAGCCATCTTCGGAGCTTCTCTGGTGCGTTTCTTAGCCGTGGGTTTCTTACGCTGTAGATTGTCCCACTGCATCGCTTTGTACAGAAGTTCCACGGCCCTAGCGTCTGTGGCCTGTGCAACCTCTTCTTCGCTAAACCCGATGTTACGAGCGTACTCAACTACTTGAAGACGCTCTTTATTCCGAACATCGTCATCCTTCCATTGAGGGATGCGATTTAGCATTTCAGACCGTTGCGCTCTAAGATGCTCGTGAAGCATCTTTTCACGTTCAGCGGCCTGTTGTTGAGCGACTGCCTGTCGCTCTTGCTCCACTTTTGAGAGGTTGGCTTTCCGATTATCGTACTCTGCTCTAATGGCGTTGTACTCTTCAGCCGTCACCTCTTTTGCTAATGAGACCCAATCAGGTTCCTGTGGAATTGTCTGTTGAATCTGCTGTGCCAGCACTTCAAGTTGCTGTGCGTAGTAATCACGAGCTTGCTTTGCTTCAGCCGCTTCTTTCTCAGCGGCTTTGCGAATTTCAGCGGCTTCTTGACTACGCTTGGTGTAATACTGCGTCCGTGAATATCCATTCTTGAGTTCGTCAAGGGTGACCTCAAAATCTTCACCGTCTACTTTGACCGTGTAGATTTCTGGCTGAGGTTCCTCTTCGTCATCTTCGTAGATATCCTCTTCATCAGTATCTTCGACATCATCAGCATCATCCTCATCATCCTCGTAGGTTCCTGCTTCTAGCTGGTTGTCCTCTTCGGTGATTTCGGCCTCTGCCTCCGTCGGTTCGGAAGCATCTGCTTCCAGTCGCTCTTCTTCAACCTTATCCTCAACGGGGGTATTTAGAAGGCTAATTGCATCATTAACTGAAATAGCACCATTCTCTTGCGAGTTGTTGGGCATTACTTATTTCCTTTTCTCAAATTGTTGACGTTTATGCAACTCATCTAGCGAAACTTTTGCCATTTTGCCGTCTTCAACGACCTTATGGATGTATCCTTTTAATGCTTCTAAGTTCTGGCACAGCATATACAAACGCTCTCTGGCCTCTGTGTCTCCTAATGCGCTCTGCTTCCAAGCATTTGTAAATTCTTTCTCTAAATACTCAAAAC